CCGTGTGGGGCCAAACAAGACATCAATGGGGTGAGACATGGCAACCGCCAAAAAGGAAGAGTTCGCGCGCAAGCTCGAGCAGAAAACGTTCAAGCTGTTGGGGCCGATCCACAACGGCGACACGGTGATTAGTGAGGTGACCATCACCGAGCCAATCAGCTATCAGGTGGTTCACGCTCAGCGCGCCGTTGAGAAAGACAAAAACAAGCACGTGCTGCCGTGCATGCTCGATGTGATCTCCGATCTGCCGGCGGGCCTGGCCTTGCGCTTGAAAGCGCGCGACCTTGGCCACATCAGCCGTTGGATCAAGGGGCTCAACGAGGCCGCCCTCGAGGCGGACGGCCTCATCCGGCCAGCAGCCCCCGGCGGTGGCGATGGTGACCAAAACGCGGTTGACCCGTTCGAGGTTGGCTTTGATGATGCCGAGTTCGCAGCACTTTCTGACGATGAGATCGATGGGCTCGAGAGCGAGCGCACATTCGATCTGCTCAGCCCGTTGCAGTACGAAGGCCGCACGATCGAAAGGCTCACCTGCCGTGAGCCCACCATCGACGTGATGATGAATGCCGCGCGCTTCAAAACGCCGGCTGAAGTCTCGATTGCGATGGTTGCCGGCATCACGGGTGAAAGCATCCCGGTGATCAACCGCCTGGTGCAGCGCGACCTGGTCCGGCTGGAGGCCTGGCTCGCCCCTTTCGTTCAGGACTTGCTGGCAGAAACTGGTGGGACATAGCGGTCGCGATCGCCCACCACGCTCACACGCCTTTGCCTGACGTGCGCGCCCTGCCGTTGAGCGAGGCCGGCGAATGCATCGCCGCGCTCTCTCGACTCCTCCGAAACAACACAGAAACGGACTGAGCCCATGGGCACGCTTTCATCGCGCCTGGTTGTCTCGCTGGTCAATCAATTCAGCGGGCCGGCCAAGCGCATTGCGGCTGACGCCAGGAGGCTCACGGCGATCCAGGGCTCTGCCGCAGCCGCCGGCGCAGCCATCGCCGCGCAGTCGCGCAAGTTGCGCCGCTCGGCCGGCCTTGGAACGGCGGCCGTGTCGACCGGCCTGATAATGATGGGGCGATCCGGCTTCCAGGCGGCCGTTGGTCTCGAAAAGACCATGAACGCAATCCAGTCGGTCGGCGATATCTCCGACGAGAGCCGCGCCAAGTTCAAGTCCTTGTTCAAGGAAATGAACAAGGACTTTCCGTTCACAAATGCCGAGATCGCCGGCGCCGCGCTCGAATTATTCCGCGCCGGCTTTGACGAGGACCGGGTGCGCGGAGCGCTGGCGTCTTCGCTGCGCCTGGCCATGGCCGGCGACATCGAACGATCCGAGGCCGCCGACATCCAAACCAACGTGCTGACCGCAATGCGGCTTGATACGACGAGCGAGGAAGCCACAATCGAATCGTCGAGGCGCGTGGCAGACGTGCTGGCCTATTCAGCCAACCGCGCCAACACCGATGTGCGCAAGATGGGTGAAACCTTCAAGTTCTTCGCGCCGATGGCGGCGGCGGCCGGCATCGAACTGGAAAGCGTCGGCGCCATGGCGATGATCATGGCCAACAACGGCATCAAGGCCAGCGAAGCCGGCGTCGCCATGCGCTCTGGCGTCGTGCGGCTGCTGAAGCTGACCAAGGACGCAATGAAGGTGCTGGAGCGTCATGGAATTGTCATCGGCGATTACGTCAAAGGCAGCCGCAAAATCACTTCGTCCGACATCTTTTCCGGCTTGATGACAGAAGGAATAATGGTCCCGGACGAACTTAAGAAGGCCATCGACAACCTGCTCAACGACAAGGTTCTAGGCCAGTCGCCGGCAAAGCTCGGCGCGCGCCTGACCGCACTCATTGCCGAAGGCATCGGCGATGAGTCGACGATGAGCAAGACGCAACTCGCCGAGGCCCTGCAAGAAATTCTGATTGCGTCAGGCAGCAAGGTCGATCTCGCCGGTTTCTACAAGCGCCTGCGCGACGAGGGCATCGACCTTGGCGAATTTGTCCGCATCAATGACGTCCGCCAGGGCTCGCGTCTTATCACGTTGCTGGCCGGCGACATCGACGCTATGACGCAGGAAATTCTCAACAATTCTTACGGCTACGCCGAAAAGGCCGCCAAGATTAGAATGAAGGGCATAGTTGGATCGGTCGCGCGACTGGCTGCGGCCTACGAAAATCTGTTCGTCACGATCGGCGACGCCGGTGTCCTCGATACGCTGGCCAAGTCATTCGACTACATAGCAAAATCGCTTGAGTCAATGGCTCAGAGCAATCCGGCCTTGCTCAAATTCGGCACCTACGCACTGATGGGGATTGCGGTTGCAGGACCGCTGGGGATTTTACTCTCTGGCGTCGGCGAGACCTTCACGATCGTTGCGTCATCAGCCCGCATCGCTGCCATCGCCATTGGCTTCATGGGCCGCATGGCCACCGTTGGCCTGGCGCAGCTCGCCGTGGCCGGCGTTGTCGGGGGCTGGCAGCTGCTCGCCGGCGCCATCGGCGCCGCCAGGCTGCAGGTGCGGCTGATGAATATGGAAGTGGCGGCCGGCAACATCTCGAGGCTTGGCGCCATGGCGGCATTGATCACGCCGCAGTGGGCCAGCGTGGCCGGCATCTTCCGCGGGGTTGGCGTGGCGCTGCGCTTTGCCTTCATCGCGTCCGGCGTTGGCGCCGTTGTCGCCGCCATCGCTGCCGCCGGCACGTTCATCTCTAACAACTGGTCCGGCATCGGTGAAATGTTCACCGGCATCGGTGAGGGTTTCATGAGTGCGCTTGGCCCGGCACGACCGCTTGTGCAGAGCATCGCTTCAGCGCTGGGCTCGATTTGGGGCTGGATCACCGATCTCGTTGGCCCGCTGGACGCCTCAAAAGAGGAGTGGCGCAATTGGGGCAAGCAGATTGGTGAGGCGATCGCCTGGCCACTCGCCAAGCTTGGCGAGCTCTATAACCTGATCACCGACAACCGCATCACCAGGGCGCTTGGCCTATCTGACGGCTCGAGTGCTGCCGGCGATCCCGTTAAAAAGGCTGAGGATGCCGCCGCGCCGGCCGGCAAGGTCGTTGCGGCTGTCAAGGCGGCACCGAGTGCGCCAGGCGCCGCACCGGCCTCGGCGGCTGCTGTGGGCGGTTCTTCTGACCCTGCCGAGCTGCAGGCGGCCCTCAACCGCCTGCAATCGACCGCGGCCGCTGTGCCCGGCTCGGTGCGCCAGGCGATGGGCCAGGCCAAGGCCATCGTTGATGCCATCGACCTCACCTCGAGCGGCCAGAAGATACTGCAGACGCTGGCCAACGGCATCCGCCAGGGCATCCCGGCCGTCACCTCAGCGATGACGGCTGCCGCCAACGAGGTGAAGGCGCATGTGCCGCAATCGCCGGCCAAGAAAGGCCCGCTCAGAGGCCTGACCGGCGCCGGCATCATATCCGAAATCGCCAGGGGCATGGATGCCGGCCCGATGGTTGGCGCCATGCACAAGGCCGCTGCCGCCACCCGCAAGGCGGCCAACGACAACTCCGGCCGCTTCAACGTCTCTGGCCTGCAGCGCGCTGCCGCCGCCACCGTTGTCGGCGCTGCCGCTCTGGCCTCGCCGGCCGCCGCCGGTGGGGCGCGCAGCGTTGGCGATGTGCACGTGCAGGTGACCGTCAACGGCACCTCAGCCAGCCCGCAACAGATCGGTTCCGAGGTTGGTCGCCAGGTGCGCAACGCCGTGCGCGAAACCTATTCTGACGGGGGCATATAACATGGCCGTTTATACCCAATCACGCGGGCCATCGCCCATGGCCCTTGGCCCGTTCACGTTCCGCGCGCTGGGCTTTTCGTTCCAGGACATCGGCCGCGATCTCGACACCTCATGGGCTGAAATCGAGGTGGTTGACCGCTTCAACGCGCTGCAATGGACCGGGCCGAAAAGCGATGATTTGACCATTGCCGGCGTGCTGTTTCCCGAAGAGTTCGGCGGCCTCAGCCAGCTCGAGGGCGTGCGCAAGGCGGCCATTGCCGGCATCCCGCTCATGCTGGTGACGCTCGAGGGCAGCATCAAGGGCCTGCACGTCATTCAGGCCATCAGCGAGGACCGCTCAGAGCACACACGCAAGGCGCTGCCGCGGCGCAACGCTTACCGGCTGCAGCTTACCCGCTACACCGGGCCGGTGAGCGCCGCGATCAACCTATTCTGAGGGGGCCATTATGCCGCGCACCTACACCACCGAGAGCAGCGAGCCACTCGATCTGATCTGCCTGAAAGCCTACCCCGGCCGGCAAGAGGGCGTTGTTGAGCGGGTGCTTGAAGCCAACACCGCCAGGCGCATTGCGCTGCTGATGCCGATCCTGCCACCCAACACCACAATCGTGCTGCCAGAGCTTGCCGCCGGCGCTCAGTTCGTTCGCATGAAAACGCAAAAGCTGTGGGTCTGACACACCGTGCACCCCAAATTTATCGTCACCATCAACGGCAAGCCCGTCTCTGGTCTGTTTCTTTCGCTGTTGAAGTCGCTTACCGTCAATGACCGCGACGGCACCCGATCGGACTCCCTCGAGCTCGAGCTCAACGATGGCCCGCCGGCGTTTCTCGAGATCCCCGACAAGCGGGCGATCATCAATGTGTGGGGCGGCTACGTTGAGACGGGCATCGATTATTTCGGTTCGTTCTCGGATGCTGACGTTAACGTCGATTGCCTGCCTTACGGCATGAGCATTTCGGCCAAGGCGGCCGACATCAAGGCCGGCCTCAAGAAACAACAGGAGCGCCATTGGGATGACGCCACCGTTGGCCAGGTGTTCGGTGATCTGGCTGGCGAGCAAGGGCTCAGCCTGCAGATCGCACCGGCGCTCGCCAACCTCAAGTTTCCCAACAAGTGGGCCGGCATGCAAAATGAAAGCATCATGCATTTCGGCCGCCGCGTGGCCGATCGCATGGGCGGGTTGTTTG